CCGCAGATGCAGGGGCCGGCCGGCGACCAGAACGCGCCGCAGAACCCGCGGCCCGGCGGCAGCTTCCCGCCGCCGACGCCCCCGCAAGCGTCGGGGCCGGCGACGCCAACCCCCGGCATGGGGCGGTTAACCGGGCCGACGCATTGAGGAGCGCCCCATGAGCACGCTTGGCATTGTCTTAACGGTGGTTTTGATCCTGGTGCTGTTTGGCGGTTTTCTTGGCGCGGGCGGTCCTGGCGACTTTGGTCGCGTCCCTTGGGCCTACGGCTATGGCTTTCACCACGGCGGTATTGGGGTCGTTGGCGTGCTCCTGATCATCGTTTTATTTTTGGCGTTTACCAACCGTCTCTGACGCGCTTAGGATCGCGATCGTAGGCTGACGATAGCATCGCGAAAGATGCGTTCAGCGTTCTAAGCGAGACGAAGCGTTCCCATGGTGTTGCGTGTTGGCTGCAAATGCGGCACAACCCCCAACCCATGGGACGTAAAAACTAAATGGCCGACGAATCGTCCATCGTCGCAAATGAATCGGGTTCGACGCCAGCGCCGGCTGGCGGAGAGGCCCCAGGCGAAGCTGCCTCAACCCCAGCCTCGCCCGACGTATCGGGGGAATCGTCGACCCCACGTTCCGGCGAAGGTGCCGAGAGCCGCGAGTCGTTGCTCGACGTCGTCCGCAAGGCAGCGCCCCGCAAGGGCGTTCAGCCTGGTTCCGGTGACGAACGGGGCGTCTCAAGGTCAGGAGAGTCGGCAGCTCCTGGCAGCGCGCAAGGTAAGGAAGATTTAGGACCGCTTACCCAGGCGGAAGTCGATTCCTTCTCACCGCGCACGCGAAAGCGCATCGACGAGTTTCGGGCTCAGATCAACGGACTCAAATCCCAGATCGGACCGCTCGAAGCTCAGGCCCAGACGACGCAGGCGCTGCAAACCTTCCTGAAGCAGGCGGACATCGCCAAGGAAGATTTTGGGCTCGTGCTGGATCTGGCCGCGGCGATGCGACGTGGCGACTTCAGGACGTTTCTGGAGGGCGTCGCGCCCTACGTCAAACTGGCGCAGGAGAGCCTCGGCATACAGCTCCCGGCTGACCTCCAAGGGGCGGTCCAGAGCGGGCATATGACCGCGGACGCGGCACGGTACACCGCCCAGGTGAGAGCCCAGCACCAACTTGCTCAGGGGCAGCTCACTCGGGTGACGCAGGAGCAGACCCAACGCACTCACGCCGAAGCCGTGCAGCAATTCCAGGCTTCAGTGGCGGGCGCGGTGACCGACTGGGAAAAGGGGGTTCGACGATCCGACCCCGACTACGCGCGCAAAGAGCCCGTTGTGAGGGAGCTGCTGCACAGCGTTGTCCACGAGCGTGGTCCGCCGCGTTCACCCGCCGAAGCCGTCGAGATTGCCAAACAGGCTTACGAGCGGGCGAACACGATGGCCTCGCGCTTCGTGCCCAACCCACGCGCTACGCATCAGGTTCCGAGCAGCATCAGTCGGGTCAACGGCGCTCGGACGGAACCGAAGAGTCTCAAGGAGGCGATTCATTTCGCGATAGAGCGATCGCGTTGACGAGCCCCGCGCTCGGAGCGCTTAAGCCATGGCTTTCACAGCCGGAGAAATCACCAATATCGCCAATTCCGCGCTCGACTATTACTGGTCGCGGCCGGAAGAGTTCTACCAGACCCTGCAAGACAAGCCGCTCCTGAAGTGGGCGGAGCAAAACCCGAAGACGTTCCCAGGCGGCAAGGGCAACATCTCGGTTGCGCTGCATGGCCAGTTTGGCGACGGCTCGGGCAACGATGTCGTCAAGGGCTACACCCACAACGACACGGTTGGCTTCTTCACTCCGGCCAACATCGTCCGCGGCAACTATCCCTGGCGCGAGCACCATCTCGGTCTGACGCTCACCCACACCGAGCTGAAGATGGATGGCATCTCGGTCGTCGACACCAACGGCGAGAACACCACCGAGCATTCCGATCGCGACGAGACGGTGCTGGTCAATCTGTTCCAGGACAAGCTGTTCGAGCTGGGCGAGCAATATGCGCGCGGCATGAATGGCCTCTTATGGGGCGACGGCACCACCGACCCGAAGGCGCTCGCCGGCATCCGCTTCCTGATCTCGGCTGACCCTTCAGTCGGAGTGGTTGGCGGCCTCGACCAGTCGCTCGCCAATAATTCCTGGTGGCGCAATCGAGCCCGCACCACGGCGTTCGGGATCAAGGTTTCGGGCACCCCATCTCTCGGGGTTCATGGCGGTGATTCGATCACCTCCGACCCGGCCAATGGCGGCGCGCTGATCTCGATCTTGCAGACCGAATATCGCCAGTTGATCCGCTATGGCGGCAAGCCGACGATGGCTTTGTGCGGCTCGGACTTCATCGGCGCGATGGAGGTCGAGGTTCGCGCCAACGGCAATTACTCGATGACCGGCTTCTCCAATTCGCGCGACGTCGCGGTCGGCGAGTTGTCGTACATGGGCACCAAGTTCCAATACGACCCGACGCTCGACGACCTCGGCCTGTCGAAGCGCTGTTATTGGTTCGACCCGAAGAAGATCTTCCTGGTGCAGATGACCGACGAATGGCGGAAGGACCACACGCCGGCGCGCCCGGCGAATCAGTTCGTCCTCTACAAGTCGATCACGTCGACCGGGCAGATGGTCGCGACTCAGCGCAACTCTTCCATTGTGATTGAGATCAAATAGCGATCAAAGTGTTGGGCGTCGTCCCCCGACGCCCAACACTGGAGGCTGAACATGGACTATGTGGCGTGCAAGATCGCCCTCGGCGGCGATTCGAACAATGTCATCTGGCGCGGGCCTGACGTGCCGGTGAGCTGGCCCGAGATCCGGGTGCTGCAGCACCTGCATGGCGAGGACAACGTCTTCGACTGCGAATATGTCAGCGAGGAGTCCTCGACCGCGCAGGCGGAGAAGATGCGGCTCCTGGGCCTCTATGGCTCCGAAGCGGTCAACATCTGCTACCCCGGCGCGCGGCCGATGATGGACATGCAGTGGCCGGGCGACCGCGGCGAGCCGATCGCGGTCAAGCGCCCCGAGCGCAAGCTGATCGCCGACATTCAGAAGTCGGACCCGGAGCCCGAACTGCCGTTGCAGCCGATCGTGCCGGACACGCCGAAGGAAACACCGAAGCAACGGGCGCAGCGGCACCAGGCGGAGGTATGAAATGCCGCTGGGCGTCGCGCTGTCGGAACTGCGTTACGAGCTAAGGGCCGAAATCTATTCGAGCCTGTTGCCGGCGCATGGTCTGTCGGCCGTCGACATGCAGAACGCGCTCCTGGAGCGCACCCAGCGGGAATTGTGGAACCTCTACGCTTGGCCGCATCTCGACTATCACGTCGACTTTGACCTCCCGGCCTACACCCAGTTTGTCAGCTTCGACCCGACCATGCCGTTCGAAAACGTCGTCAGCCTGTGGCGCAATTATAATCCTTCGAACCAGCAACCCTGGATCCAATTACGCTACGGCTTCGAGGATTCGATCAACGAGATGCTGGCCTCGTATCCGCCGACCCGATGGCGCAACGTGGTCACGGTCAACGCGACAACTGGGCTGACGCAGTTCAACGGTCAGGCGCAAATTTGGCCGATCCCGACCCAGCTTTCGCACATGCGTTGGCATGGGCAAGCGCCGCTCAACCCGCTCAAGGTCGACAGCGACAAATGCATGATCGATTCGACCGCGATCGTCTTGACCTGCGCGGCGGAGCTTCTCGGCGCGCAGAAGAGCGAAGTGGCGTCGCTCAAAGGCAACAAGGCGCAAGCCTATATCCGCCGTCTGCTCGGCCGATCGGGGGCGAACAAGCGCGACATCTCGGCGATGGGCCAGGGGAGCGTGGCGCAGCCAACCAACTACAGCGGCGCGACGCCCTACCTCGACTACATTCCGGGGCCTTGAAGCCTTGCCCGTCTATCAAATCAAAGACTTTCAGGGCGGGCTGGATCTCCGCAAAAGTTACGCGACCGCCCCTGCGGGCTCGCTTCGCACGCTGCGCAATTGCGTCGTCAGCGCCGGGGCGGAAATCGAGAAGCGCACCTCGTTCCTTTTGTGGGGGCCTGCGCCGGCTGGCAGTTTTGGCGCGCTGTCGCGTAATGGCGAGTTCTTCGTTGTCCGAAACGGGGCGTCCGGGATCACTGACTGGTCTGGCTCTCCGCCGAATGGCGTGCCGGGAATTATCTCGTTGCCGTTCCCGGTCGGGATGACCCGCGTCGCCGACTGGGATCTGTTCAACGGTCAATTCTACGTTGTCATGGCCGGCAGCGACGGTCGCTACTACCACTTCTACAACCAGGTTTTGGTTGCTGACGCGATGGCGACCGCCTCGTCGGTCCGCACGTTCGGCTCGAAAATGTACGGCGTCGACGGTCGTTTGTTGCGCTTCTCGGCGATCAATGACCCGACCCTCTGGACGCCGCCTGGCGGCACCACCAATGACGGCTCGGGCTACATCGATCTGTCAGCGCAAGACGCCGATTCGACCAACCTGATCGGGCTCGAAGTCTACCTCGGCAACATGGCGATCTTCTCCAGCCTGTCGACCCAAATCTGGAAGCTCGACCCCGACCCTTCGCTCAATCAGTTCGTGCAGCTCCTGCGCTCGACCGGCCTCCTCGCCAGCCAGGGGTTGGTGCAGTTCGGCCAGGACGTGCTCTATGTTTCGTCGCACGGCGTGCGTTCGCTCAAGGTGCAGAACGTTTCCTTGACCGCCGGCACCACTGATATCGGCACGCCGATCGACGAGATCTTCCGGCAACTGATCATCCAAAACGGCGCGGCCTGGTTCGCCGGCGCGCGCACTCTGATCCAGCCGCGCTCGGGTAGAGTGATGGTGGTGCTGCCGGACCGGATCTACATGCTGTCGACCTTTCAAGAACCAGCGATTACCGCCTGGAGCGTGTTCGACGCGCCGTTCAATTTCGTCGACGCTTGCGTCGCCGACCCTTGGGTGTTGATCCGCGGCAGCGACAATAATCTCTATCTCTACGGTAGCGACGTGGCGGCGACCTATGACGCGACCGTAGCCGAAGTGATCACGCCGGCGCTCAATTGCGACAGTCCGTCGAAGAACAAAATGTTTCACTCATTCGATGTCGGCGCGGAAGGAACCTGGACGCTGTCGGTCGGCTGCGACCCCAACAACCAAGCGACCGAAGAGACGGTCGCGACTTTCACGGGCTCGACCTACGTCAATCCGACGATGTCGATGCCGGAGGCGAGCACCCACATCTCGCTGCGCTTTCGGTCGACCGACCCGACGCGCGCCAGGCTGGGCCAGGTCAACCTGATTTTTGACGACGGGAGCACCGATTGATCGGCGGCCTGACCCAGTACGGACTTGAGTTCGTGATCGGCAATCTGCGCGACGCCGACGAGGCGGAGGTGCGAGCGACGATCTACCAGGGCAGTGCGGAGAAGACGGCTAAACTGATCGCTTCGATTCCGGGGCCGAAGTGGGAGGCGCGCACCGAGCGCGACGCCGAGCCGGCGGCGGTCGGCGGCTTCGTTCCGGTTTGGCCCGGCATGGGCTCCGGCTGGATGTGGGGCACCGGCCGCTGGGACGAGGTGGTTATCGAGGTGACGCGGGCGATGAAGCAGCATATCCTACCGACGCTCGACGCCCGTGGCGTGCATCGCATCGAATGCCGCGCCATGGCGTCCAACACTGCTTCGATCCGCTGGCTCAAGATGCTGGGGTTCAAGCGGGAGGCCGTTACCGCCCAATTCGGCCAGGGGCGCGAGGACTTTGTCCTTTGTGCGCGGGTGACGGGCGATGCGGCCAGAGTCCATTAGTCGAGGCAAACTGAAGCTTCGCGTCGGCAAGGTCACCGACGTTCGGCCTTTGCTCGACAAGTATGGCGCGCACTATTTTCACGAAGCCGGGTTCGACAAGTTTTCGCCGTTCGACATCGAGCGCGCCGCGCGCGAGATGACCAAGCAAATCCGTCTCGGCGACACCCCGTTCATTCTGGCCGACCTGGATGGCGAGATCGTCGGCATGGTGAGCTGGACGACCAGTCACGTTTTCACCGCCAGGCCGATTGCCCTGCTGTGGATGATCTATGTCATGCCGGCGCACCGCAAAAGCGCGATCGGCCGCCTGCTGGTTACCTTCGCCGTCGACGTCGCCAAGCAGGAAGGCGCATGCGCCTTCTTCGTCACCATCCCGCCGACCTCGCCGGCGGCGAAGAGCCTATGCAATCTGTTCCGCCGCTGCGGCTTCGAGCCGATGGGTGGCTCATTCACCAAGGTTTTGTGATGTCAGGATCAACCGCGACTAACAGCGAAGCGGTCGACTTCGAGAAAGAGCAGGCGGCGGAAGCCGACCAGAAAGAGGCTGATCGCCAGGCGCGGTTGACGCAGGGGCAGCAGCTGATCGACCAGATCTTCAGCGGATCGCCGGTGATGGGAACCACGACCAGCAATTTTGACTGGTCGACCTTTAATCCGGCCAGCCCGATTGTCGGCGGAACGCCGAGCGGCGTTCCGGCAGGTTACACGGCGGTGCGGGTGCCGACGACAACTAGCGGTAAAACGACGGTTAGTCCCGCGGTCGCCGCCGGCGGCCCGCAGGGGGTCAGCGGCGGCGGACGCGGCGTCGCCGCGCCGAGCGCGACCTCGAACTTGACGGGGGGTGCTGGCGGCAGCGCCTGGGGGCTGCAGGACGCTTCCGGCAAAATCTACAAGCAGGGTGACCCGCTCAGCCTCACGTCGACTTATGACACCGGGCAGAAGACCGGCGGTTTCGACGATGCCTTTTACAACGACTACAAACAGAAGGTGCTGGACTATTACCAGCCCGACGAGCAGCGCCAATATGACGCCGCCCAGCGTGATCTAAAGTACAGTCTGGCGCGCGCCGGCACGCTGCAGTCCTCGACCGCGGCCGACAAGCAGGGCGAGCTGGCCTACAATGACGCCTTGCAGAAGGCGAACATCGTCGCCAACGCCAATTCGCAAGAGGGCCAGCTCCAGAGCCAAATTCAGTCGAACAAGCAGTCGCTGATCAATCAGCTCTACTCGACCGAAGACCCGACGCTAACCGCCAACTTGGCCGAGTCGAGCGCCGCCGCTTCACGGTTGCAAGACCCGACCTTGACGCCGGCGGCGTCGCTGTTCACCCCGGCGCTGACGACGGTCGGCAGCGCCGTGCAGGGCTTGCTCTACCCGAGCGGTCAGGGCAGCAGCGCTTTCGCTAAGACGAGCCCGACGCCGGCGTCGGCCGATAAGTCGTCTGGCAAAGTTAGCTATGGGTAATGGAGGCGACGATTTGTGACCCCTTAAGCGCCATCGCCCTCGCCGGATCCGCGATCGCCACCGGCGTCAGCTACGAAGGCCAGCAAGCAACCAATGCGGCGAACCAGCAGGCCAATGACGATTGGCTCGCCACCCAACGCGCGGCGGCGGCGAAGGCTACGGCGGCCGACGAGGCGAATCGGCAGAAGGCGACGGCTTCGCTCAACACCGCCGAGACAACGCTTGGCCCAGAGAACCAGACGGCGGTGCAGCAGGGCGCGGCGACCGACCTCAATAGCCAGATGCTGGCGGGCTCGCCGGCGGCTGGCGATTCCAACATCAAACTGCTTGGCGGCGAGCCGGCCGACACATCGGTCAGCTCGGACATGGCGAGCCGGGTCACTGACGCCGCCAGGGAGGCGCAGGGGCGTATCAAGGCGCTGGCCGGCGTCACCTCCTACGGCGGCGGTTATCAGGGCATGGGCTCGACCGCAACGCAGGCGCTGGCCGATTCGGCGGAGGGGATCAACCTCGCCAGCGACTTCCGCAAGGGCGACACATCGACGCTCGCGATCACCCAGGCAATCCAGCCGGTGCATTACCAGCAAGGGTCGGACATTGCC